GTGATGAGGTCTTCGGCCTGCCGGAACGTGCGGATGTTGCCGCGGAAGCCGAGGCATTCGGCCGCCAATTCCGACCAGCCCCGCCGCATATATTCGGCGACGCGCGGGTTGCTCGGCTTGTCGATCTGATCGGCGATGCGGAAGGCTTGCTGCACCTGATCGGCGATGCCGCGCATCTTCACGCGCTCGGCCTGATACGCGTCGGTGACGCCGGGCTGGCGGCGCGACGCGAGAATGCGGATCGACATCGCTTCCGCCATCGCGATAGAGCGGCCTTCCATCTCGTCGAAGCCGCGAAACACCGGATCGACGCCCGAGCCCGGCGTGGCTTCGCCGTTGCCGCTGCGCGTCTCCTTCTTCGCGTCGTCTTCGGCGCGCTTGTCGAAAATCTCCTTGCGGAATTCATCGACCGTGATGCCGCGGTTGATCGCGTCTTCGACGACGGCGATGTCGAGCTTCGCCTGTCGGCCGACCATGACCATCTCGCTCGCATAGGTCTTGTCCGGCTTCTTGTCGTCGCGGGTGTTGTTGCCGTTGTTGGTCTTCGTACCGGCGTTGTCCCCGCCGGGCTTCGGCGTATCAGTCATGGCGTGTTCTCCACTGGCGGGCTCCGCCCGATGTTGAAGATGGGCGCCGCGAAAACCAGCGCCCGGTTCGGCTCCGATGGGCACGACGGAAACTTCCATCGGCTCCCAATCGACGGCGCGCCGCGTATGCGGCGACGTGGTTTCATCCCGGATTTCTCGGTGCGTTTTGTATCCAACGGAAACCGGAATCGGGATTCCGTCGTCGAGGTCTTGCGCGACGCGCTGACCCTTCTCGCTTCGAGAAAACTTGACCTTGGCGCGCAGTTGGCCGCCTTCTAGGCGCGCCGAGCCCGGCACGACCGCGCCGAGCATCGAGTCGAGGCCGCCCCAGAACATGTGGCCGTCGATCAGCGACGCGCCGCCGTTGAGGCGCCCGAGGCGGATCGCGCCCGGCGCCATGTCGAGCACTTCGTCGAATTCGCCATCCCAATCGCGCCGCCGCACGGCCGCGCCGGTCGAGAGCATGACTTCGGCGGTGCGCGTCTTCGGATCGTATGTCTTCGGCGAGACGGCGAGCGACATGTCGCGCGTGAGCATGTCGAGCTTCGCGAGCGAGCGCGCGGCTTCGTCGTCGCCGGGCTCGCCGGGCTCGCCGGGCTTCGGCTTGTCGTCGTCTTCGTCGTCTTGCTCGCCCGGCTTCGTCTTGCCGTTGCCGTCCTTGTCCTTGTCGTCGTCGGTGTCGCCGGGCTCGGCGCGCCTCGACATGTCGGCGACGGTTCGGTTCGCGGTCGCGAGCGCCTTGCGTTCGTCCTTGTGTTGCTCATAGGCGGCGTTCGCGGCCTTCGCCCACGCGGCTTGCTTCTCGGGCGTGTCGGCCTTGTCGGTGTGCGTCTTCGCGTCCGCTGCGGTCCAGCCGGGCATGGCGGCCTCCGTTCACTCTTTGAGGGGACTTCCGAGCAACTTGTCGATCCGTTCCGGCGACAAGCCGAGACGTTGCGCGACCGCGCGGCTGACCGTGTTCGCCGCGGCGTGGTCGCCCTCCGCGATGATCGCTTCGTGTATGTCGGCGTCGGCGCGCGCGTAGTGATCGCGGTAGAAGACTTCCGACGCTCTATCCGGCTGCGGGTTGGGGCGGGGCATTCTTTCCCTTTCCGACGTAGGCGGTGAAACGATCCATCGTTTCCTTGTCGTGCAGGTCGAGGCGACCGTACCAATCGGTGCCGAGAAGCAATTCCTTCCCGTGCTCGTTGTCGGCAATCGCCCACACCGCCTTGGGATCGTCACTGTCGGCGAGCGCGCGCAGGTCTTCCGCCGTATCGTGGTCGATCTCGGTGTCGCCGCCGCCGCTGCCTTCGCCTTCGGTGTAACCGTTGCGCTCGGCGTATTCGAAGCGCGCCGTGTCTTCCATCTGATCCCAATAATCGCGCTGATAGTCGCGGACCTGATCGGACATGTCGGGCGGGTCGATGTCGGGCGCGCGCGACTCGGCTTCCTTGTTGAAGACTTCGGCGATGATTTCTTCGATCTGCCCGCGCTCGTCGTCGTTCAACTCGGGCGTCTTGCTCGGCTCGATGGTGACGGTCGGGTCTTCGGTGCCGTCGCCGCGCCGGTCGTCGTATGAAACCGTCGTCGCCGCGAGCACGGAATCGATGTTCGTGTTCTTGCTGTTGAGGAACGCGATCATCGACGGCGCCGTCAGGTCCGCGCCTTCGCCGACCGTCACGCTGTAACCCTTGAGCCCGTCGTAGGCCCACTGCATCTTCGTCCCGAGCACGTTGCCGGGATCGAAGTGGTCGGCCAATTCCGTCTTGGCCTGCGCGAGATCGCCGCCGCTATCGCGCCAGTTTTCAACCTCGCTGTCCATGAATTCGGAGAACGACTCGGACATCCACGAGCGCTCGGCGCGACGCTGCATGTCGTCCGACATCTCGTCCCACGAGCTTGCGGTGTATCCGCCGCCGCCGCCTTCGAGCTTGTCGATGTTCGCAATGATGTCGCTGCGCAGGCCGCGCCACGAATTCGTGTCGGGCACATATCCGTACTTCGCCCATGCGTAGCCGCCGACATCGATGTTCGCGTGCACCTTCACCACGTCGAGGCCGAGCTTCTGATACATGGCGACGTTCGCGGCGAGCATCGTCTTCGCGGTGTCCTTGCCCTGCGCACGGTTGTTGAGCTTGAAGTAGTCGCTCGTCGCGGTGTTGTCGGCAAAATCGATGGTGCGCGTGTATTCGCCGATCCGCGCGCCGTCGTCGTCGAGGACGTAGCCGCGCATCTCCATTGCGTTGGTGATGGGCTCGCCGTCGTGGTCGAGTTGGCGGTCGTCGTACTTGTGCTCAATGAGCATCGTCGTGTTCAAGCCGCCGGTGAATTCGTTTTTGAATTGCGCCGGTGCCTCGCCGACTTTCTTTTCCCATACCTCGACAAACTTCTTCGCCTTCTCGGGATCGCGCGCGATGTCGCCGCGCAGATCGACTTTGTCCTTCGCGAAGTCGGCGGGCTCGACCTTCACGCCTTCGCGGATCGGCGGAAACTTGCCGGGCCACAATTCCTTTTGCTTGGGCTCGCGCGGCGGCGCCGCGGTCGAGGCCGCGGCCGGTGCGGGCGTCGCCGCGGGCGCGGGCTTATTGCCGGGCTTCGCTCCCGACGGCTCGGCTACGGCAGCGGGCGCGCGCGGCGGTCCCTTGCCGCCTTCGTCGCCGCCGCCCTTGTCGGTGAATTTGCCGTCGGGATCGCGCGGGTGCTCGCTTTCGTCGAAGTCGCGCTTGCCCTCGCTGATCTCTTGCAGCGCCTTGTCCTGGGCGGCGAGCCCGGCCCCGTAGTCGGCGACCTGATCGCCGTCGCCCGGCTGATACGGCTTCGACTTCGCCCCCTCATAGACCATGAACACGACATCGGGCCGCCCGCCGTTGTATTGGGCGAAGTGCGCCACGTCCCAACCTGCGGGCTTTTCCTTGTCGTCGAAAGGCAAGCGCGCGACGGTCGTGAAGCCCGCGTTGCCGTAAATCTTCGGCAGCGCGGTATCGAACGCGTCGAGCCGTCGGCCGCCTTCGTCGATGGCGAGCGCGAGCATCGACGCCGCGATCTTCGAGCCTTCCGCGTTGGGATGGCGGAAGACCGAGATGATCTCATTGCCGTGCAGCGCGAAGCCCGCCTTGCCGTCGGCGGTGATGAAGGTGCGCATCTTCGCGTATTCGTTGACCGGATAGACGTGCACCGCGGCGCCGTTCGGGCTCGCGTCCTTCGCGGCCTGTATCGCGTCGTGGAAGACCTGGGCGCCGCCCGATCCAAGCTCGTGGAAGCTCGTCGGCGTGATGCCTTTCTTCTCGAAGGCGTCGCGCGTCGCGTCGGTCGGCGTGTAATCGGTCTTGATCTGCGCCCCCGCTAGAGCCCCGCTTCCTTGAGCGCTTGCAGGGCTTCCGACCGTGTAAGCGTGGGATGGTGCTTCATGAGCGACTTCACCGCCGCTTCCTGATCCGACGCCTTTATCGCCGCCTGCGCTCCCGGAGATAGCTTTGCCGCTTCCGTTCTTTGCCGCCGCCGCGGCCGGGGCTTTGCTGCCATTGGTCACTCCGTCGTGCGGCGTGGCGGCACTGTCCTCGCCGCCGCCAGCGTTGGTGAATTTGCCGTCGGGATCGCGCGGGTGCGCCGACTCGTCGAAGTCGCGCGTCTCGAAAAACGCCGCCAGCGCGCGGCTGAAAGGGCTGTCCGCATCGCCGCCCGCAGCGTCGAGCATGTCTTGCAGGTCATCGGATGTGATCTCGTTCCCGTCGGTGTCGAAAAGCCCGGTGCTGCCGCCGTCGTGGTCGGCGCCATTGCCGCCGCCTGCGCCGTCGCCGTTCGGCTTCCCGCCGCTGCCGTTCATGCCGGGCGCGCCGGTGCCGACCGGCGCCGGTGGCTTCTGCGCGAGGCCCGCGCGCGTCATCTTGCGCGGGTCGATGTCGAAGACGACACCAAGCTCGTCGGCGCGGTCGAAGAACGCCTTGTGATCGTCCTGCATCTTGCGCCAATCGCCGCCCCACGACGCGATGAATTCCTGCGGGCTCATGCGACCGGCGCGCACGCTGCGTTCTTCGGCGTCCTGATCGAATTTCGGATTGACGCTTTCCCACGCGGGCGTCACCCACTGGCACGGGTAGCCGCCTTTGCGCTCGCGTAGCTCGCCGACGAGAATCGCGGTTTCGATGAACCGATTCCAGATCGGCTGGCACATCATCGCGATCAGCGTGTGCTTCTGAAACTTCGAGACGAATTGCTTGAAGTCGAGCTTGCCCGCGCGCAGGCTCGAATAATTCGCCTGCCGCAGATCGCCGCTCATTTGGTCGTAGGTGCAATTCGCGCCCGCGGCCATCGCCATCAATTCGATGAGCATCAATTGCTCGACTTGCGAGGTCGAAGTCGGCTGCGCGAATTTGATGTCCTGCCCGGTCTTCAATTCCTTGAGCAAGCCGGGCTCAAGATTCGAAATCAAAGCCTGCGGATTGTTCGGGTCGGGCATCGTGGTCCCGAGCCCCGGCGTCGTATCCAGCACGGGCTCGAAGTCGTCCGAATTGGTGATGAAGCCCGAGAAGCACGCCTCGACGCGCGCCTTGACCAGCGCGGCATCGACGAAGTCGGCGTAGTCGCGCGACGTGGTCATGATCGGCGCGAACCACGTGACGCCGCGCACCTGTCCCGGCCGCAGCACGCGAAAGACGTGCAGGGCTTCGTCGCGCGCGTAGAAGCGCGAAGTCCACGGCCGCATGTTGTACGTGGTCGTCTCGCCCGGATGCCACGGGTACAGCCATAGGCCGGTGACGGCATCGAACGCGCCGAGGCCGACGCCGAGCCGCGAGCGCTGCGTTTCCGGCGTCAACCCTTCGCCCTTCGCGCCCTGATAGATGCCGTCGCGCGACTCGTCGATGAAGTCGGATTCCAAGACTTGAAGCTGGAATGGCACGCGCGCGGGCGTGTCGGTCTTCTTGCGATCCACGAAGCGGATGACGACTTCGCCGGACTCGACGATGGCGCGCACGCAAAGCGCCTGCATCGCGTCGAAGGTCAGCACGCGCGCGATGTCGGCGTGCTCCTTCCAATCGTTCCAGAGGTCGGCAACCTTGCGGTCAACCGAATCCGAGCCGGTGGTCGAGACGGGTTGCAGGCCGTCGCCGACCGAATTCGACACCATGATCTCGATGAGCCGCCCGGCGTGCGGCGTGTTGCGCACCAAGTCGCGCGCGCGGTCGCGCATCGGCCGCAGGCCCGCGGCGATCTCGGCGTTCGCGCCCGACGACCATGCGCGCCAGGACGACGAGCGACGGCCGACCGACGCGGCTTCGTAGGCGCGCAGCGCGTAGCGGGCGCGGGCTCGGGCGAGCGCGGTCTTCGGCGAGAAGACCGCGATGAGCCGGTCGAGCGGATTCATTCCCCGAAGCCGGTCGAGCCGCCGCCGCCTGGGCCGGGTCCGACGAAGCCGCGGCTGTGCGCCGCATAGACGCTCGCCGATCCGCTCGGCGCGAGCCCGAGCGCGCGGCGCAGGATGTCGCGGATGCGCATCATCTCGTCGAGCGTGCGGTACTCGGTCGATTTGCCGTCATACGACACGCGCGTCACACCGGCCGCGATGGCGTTTTCGAGCGCGTCGAGATGCGTGACTGTGAAGCTCATGCGGATCACCTGTGAAACCAGTTGCGGCGACCGCCGACCCATCCGGTTTCGGCCGGGCGCCAGTAGCGCGGCGGGGGCGTCTGCGCTTGCGGTTGCGGTTGCGGCGCGGGCGGCTCGCCGCGCGGCGCTTCGCTCGGCGCCGTCGGCGTGCGCACGACCGGCACCATGCGGTCGAGCCGGATGTTGATCGACATGCGCGCCGCGAGCGCCATGACGAAGGTGTCGAGCGCTTCGTTGCGCTTGCCCGGCGGCAGAATCCAAACCCGGTACGGTCGGCCTTCCTTCTTGCGCGTCACGACCTGTTCGGACGTGAGTTGATCGAAGTAGGGCTCGTCGAAGCCGTCGCCGACCGGGAAGTGCACGTAGCCGGGGCCGGGCTCGGTGACGCTGCGCAGCCGCCCATAGAGTGTGTCCTTCGCGGTATCGACGCCGAGAAGGTAGAGGATGTCGGCGCCCTTCTTGCCGCCGCGGCTCGGTCGCTTCGGCCATACGGGGCGCGGCCCGGCGGCGCCCTTGATCGCGAAGACGCGGCGCCGCTTGCGCTGGCGGCAGAAGGCGAGCACTTCGTTCGCGTAGTGGCCGCCGCTATCGACGCACACCGCGCGGATGCGAAGCTCGCGCCCGGCGTCGGTGTGCAGCGGTTCGAGCAAGAGCTTGTCTAGCTCGTCCCACACGTCGGGCTGCGCCGGATCGCCGTGCACGATCTCGTAAGCGATGGCCCACGATTCTTCGTGCGCGCCCCATCCGACGATCTGCACTTCGAGGCGATTGCCTTGCGTGTCCACGCCCGCGGTGACGAGCCGCACGTCGTCGGGCAGGCTTTGCGGCCCGTAATTTTCCCCGCGCGAGATAAGCGCCGAGCCCTCGACCTTTTCGGCGGCTTCCTCCCATCCTTCGCCCAGGACGGTGTTCGTCCAAACCTGCAACAGCGCCGGGTCCTTGCGCGCCGCGAGGAATTCCGCCGCCATCTCGGCGAGCGTGATCCAGGGCGACATCATCCCGTAGATGTGGAAGCCCGCGATGCCGTCGAAGCGCCGCGTCGCGACCCATCGACCGTGCAGCACCGCGTCGCACCGCTCGACATCGTTCCACAGCGCGCCGCAATGCTCGCAAACGTAATGCGCCGTCTGCGGAAGGTGCTCGCCCTTGTCGTCCCTGTCCCATCGGACCTGCGCCCACTTCATTACCTGGGCTTCGCCGCAGGCCGGGCAAGGCACGTGATATTGCCGCCGATCCGAGCGCGCGTATTCGCGCAGGATCACGCTCGTCAATTTGAGAAGCGGCGTCGAGCCGAGAAGGGTCTTGCGGTTCCAGTAGGTTTGCTGGCGCTTCGCGGCGAGCGCGAGCGGATCGCCTTCGGTGCCCGCCGACACCGGATAGGCATCGACTTCGTCGGCGAGCACGATGCGGATCGGCCGCGCGCGCAGGCCCGCGGGCGAGTTGGCGCCGACGATGGTCAGCCGACCGCCGGGGAAGACCTTCTGCCGGATCGTGTTGTCGGCGTCGCGCGCCTTCGGATCGTGCACGCGCTCGCGCAGCACCGGCGTATCGCGCACCATCGGCGCGAGCCGATCCTTCGACCACGCTTCCGCCAACTCCAACGACGGCTGGATGACCAGCATCGTCGCCGGGTCCTGATCGATGTGATAGCCGACCGCGTTATTGAGGATTTCGGTCCAACCGACTTGGCTCGGCTTCACCACGACCACGACCGGCGTCGCCGGGTCGGTGATCGCTTCCATGATGCCGCGCTGGTACTCGGCGCGCGCCGTATCCCACCGGCCGGGCTCGGCCGAGGATTCAGCGGAGAGTTGCCGCTTCTGATCCGCCCATTGCGCCACGGTCAGGTTCGGCGGCGGCGCTATCCGGCGCAGGATCGTCGTCGCGATCCGCGCCAGCGTCGGGTGCGTGTTCGGCGGCATCCGCCGCGAAGGTGACGTTTGCAAGCTCGGTCAATGCCTCTGTGATTTCGGCGCGGATGATCGCCTGGGCCTCGACCGCGTTGCGCGCCATGCCGATGCGCGCCGCGACCTTCGACGGGATCGCGAGCAAGCGCGTCCGCATGACTTCGGTCACGGCGCCCCAGGCGGCTTCGATGTCGGCCGCGGGGATAAGCTCGCCCGCAAGCTGGCGCGCCTTCAATTCCTCCGCGTTGGCGCGGGCGCGCGTGAGCCGCGCGCGTTGCGTCGCGAAGCTGTCGGGCGAGTCGCGAAGCTCGGGGCCGAAGGCGCGGTCGCGCAGGTAGCGCACATAGCCGCGCACCGACTCGACCAAGTCGTAGCGGTTGCGATCCGTCTTCGGGATCACGCCTTCGGCGGCAAGCTGTTGCAGCCGCCGCGGCGTGAGGTCGAGCAAGAGCGCCAGCCGTTCGCTCGGAACGGTCGTCGCATAGTTGGCGGCCATGTCAGTGCAGCGCGCCCGCAAGCCCGCCGATCAGTTGGCTCGCGATCCAGAACGCGACCGCGGCCCATCCGAAGTGCCAGCGACCGGCCGTCGGCATATGGACCGCGGCGATGACCGCGAACACAAACGCGAAGACGAGTAGGATTAGACCGATGTTGTGCATCACCGTGACTCCTTGGAAGGGCTCCCCCAATGTCCGACACGCCGACGCCGAAGCACGATCCGTTCCTTCACGACTTCATCGTCGAGCGGATTCACCCGATCCTCGAAGGGCGTGGCCCCGAGGCGCAGGGCGCGATTCTCGCGGAGTTGTTGGCGACGTGGATCGCCGGTCACCATCCGAAGGTGCGCGACAAGGTCTTGCGGCTGCACGTCCGCTTCGTGCGCGAGCTTGTCCCGGTCATGGAAAAAATCCGGTTTGGCGACCGCGGCTTCCCGGCCGACGGCGAGCCCCGCTAAGTGCTTGATCTGGCGGGCCGAAACAGCCCCTTCCGGGCCATTGCCGGACTGTGTTTTTGTCCCTATATTTCAGGGTGTTGGCGCATCCCGCGCCGCTCAAGGGCAGATCGAAGCCCGGAGGGAATGACAGATGAAGACCTTCACCAAGACCAAGGCTCGCAAGTCCGCGCTCGGCGAGGCGCACGAAGTCGCGCGCAAGCTCGCCGCGCTCGACAAGTGCGAAGACATCGCGGTCTTCGGCCCGCGCGTGCTCGACATCATGCGCGGCGTGTCGTCGAGCGCGTGGGTCATGCTCGACGAGAAGCCCGGCTTGTTCGGTCGCGACTTCAACGACCGCTTCTTCATGCTGCGCCGTGTGCGCAACAATGCCGAGTATGGTCGCCAGCTTTTCGACGGCTTGAAGCGCGACTGATCCGTATCGAAGCGGCGCCCCATGCGGGCGCCGTCACGATGCGGATGGTCCGACATCATCAAGGGCAGATAGAAGCCCGGAGGGATTGAAATGACGACCGACTCGAAAAAGCCCTACGCGTTCGGCCTGCACATCGAACGCCTGCAACACTACGGCACCGAATACGTTCGCGCCGTCATCTGCCGTCGCGACCCGGAGCACGAGCATCCGCTTGGCGTTTCGAACCTCTCCGAATTCGACTCGCAGATGCCGAAGCATTTGAAGCGGTTCGCGCTCGACGGGCTCGGCATGTACGGCTTCATCTCGGACTCGTCCGATCTCGCGTACATCGGCTTCGAGCCCGAATTCCGCGACGTGTTCGCGATGCACCTTCCGAAGCTCGAAGCCATGGCGCGCACGTTGAAGCGAGTCGTCACGCACGAGCGCAAGGTCGAAGCCTACGAGCCCGGCGACCGTTTCATGTCGCTGGCGAAGTCGCTCAAGCTGTCCTTCGCCGTCGAGCGCTTGTCGCCGCGCGGCGACCGCAATCACTCGTGGCGTTGGATGTCGGTCGAGGAAGGTCGCAACCGTTTCCGCGACATGATCGATCAGGCGCGCGAGGCGACCGCGGTGCGCAAGGGCATGAAGGCGGCGAGCTAACCCGTTCCGTATCGAAGCGGCGCCCCATGCGGGCGCCGTCACGATGCGGATGGTCCGCGTCCTCAAGGGCAGAGCGAAGCCCGGAGTGCTGAAAATGAGAATCTACGTTGCCGATCTCGCCGCCTACAACAACGGGCGGCTTCATGGTGTCTGGATCGATGCGAGCGCCGATGTCGATGACATGCAGAGCGAAGTTGCGGCGATGCTTCGCAAGTCGCCGTGCCCGAACGTCGAAGTCGAGTGCCCGGATTGCGAGGGCAAGGGGCTCATATCGTCCGAAGCCACCGAAACCGAGCTTGCGTCGGTGCTCGTCTGCAAGACGTGCAACGGCCGCAAGGTCGTGCCGAGCGCGGAGGAATTCGCCATCCACGACTACGATGGCAAATGGCCCGGCTTCGGCGAGCATTGCGGGCTCAAGACGATTGCCGACTACATGGAGATCATCGAAGCCGCGGAAGATCGCGGCATCGACGCCGACGACGTGGCCGCGGTCGTCGATCACTTCGGCGCCCACTACCTCGAAGCGGCGAAGACCGCCATCGAAGACGGGCACCGCGGGCACTTCACCAACCTCGAAGCCTATGCGGAAGACTTCGTCGAGCAAACGACCGATCTCAAGTCGATCCCGGAGTCGATCCGCAATTACATCGACTATGAGCGGATGGCGCGCGATTGGGAATTGTCCGGCGACATCTTCACCGTCGATGCCTCGCAAGGCGGCATCCACGTCTTCGACAACCATTGAGCCCAGGGGAAAACCGATGACCTTCGTGATGATAAACCGCGCGCCGGACGGCACGCACAACCGCACCTTCGAGACGGAGAAGCGCGCGCTCGAAGCGCTCGCCGAAATGCTCGGGCGCGACACCGACATGGGTCAGCCGCTCGCCGTCGGGCGAACCTACGTGAGCGATTGGGGCAACGCGATCACCGTCGAGGAACGCCCGGCCGGTCACACCGCGGCGCTCGAAGACGCGTTGCGCGAGGCGTTCGATGCGCGCGAGTGCGGCACCGCGACCGCGGACCAACTCGCGTTGCTCGAAAAGTGCGGGGGCTGACCATGAAGCGCGCCAGCTACCGGCACGCCGTCGCGTGGATCGCCGAAGTTGACAACGCGGGCGCATCCGACGCTTGCGATGCCGAGATCGTGCACGGCTACATCACGGTCGGCCTTGTCGCCGACCTGTTCGGTGTCGAGCAAGAGCGGGTCGCGCGCGACGTTGTGCGCGCTCGCAAGCGGCTCGGCATCAAGCCCGCGGCCCCGTAGGGTCCGTATCGAAGCGCGGCGCCGCGCGCGCCGCGTCACGATGCGATCCCCGCATCAATCAAGGGCAGATCGAAGCCCGGATGGAGTCGAAGATGTCGAGACGAAAACCAAAACTGTCGGCGCTACGCCGTCGCGAGTTGGCGCAGGACAAGCGCCAGCGCGCGCCGCGCGGCTTCCAGGGCATCGGCCCGCGCGTCTGCATCGAGAACCGCGCGCGCCTTGAGCGCGAGCAAGAGCGGCAATCGATGCTCGTCGCCTACGCGGTCGCGCTCGCACAAAAGCGCGGCGTGCTCGGCGCCGGGCTGCGCGATCTTAACGACGTGAGCGCGATGCTTTTCGAGGCCGGGCTTCCGAGCGGCACCGCGCGCGTCGCGTTCCGCCACTTCGAGTATGTGCAAACCCGCTTCGGCGAAGAACGCCGCCCGCATGGCGAGCCGTTCGCGACCGTCGAGCTACGCAACCTCGATTGGGTGCCTGCCGAGCCCGTCGAGGAAATCGTCGGCGACGACGTGCCGCTCGTGCCGCGCAAGTCGCCGGGGCAGCTTGCCTACGAGACGGACGTGTCGCGCTGCCCGACCTATCAGGACGGCGCGGCGCGGCGCGCCTGGGCGACGCTCGGCGAGCCCGAGCGGGACTCGTGGGAACGCAACCCGACGCCGCGGAGCTACGCGATCAACGGGGGGCGGCAATGAGCGGCCGTCAACGGCTTGCGTCGAAGGTGTCGCCGGTGCGCGCCACCATCGACTTCCTGCGCCAGTGCCAAGCCGCGCGGGCGCAGGGTTGGCCGGTGCGGGTCACGACCGATCCGGCGTGGCTCGTCACCGTGGCGATCAACCGACGCGCCGGTTGGCCGGACGATCCGGGCCATCTGTTCGGCTCGGCGATGCCGGTCAACGGCCGCTATCCCAAGCGCGCCAGCGATCAGGCGTGGCGCGACCTGGGGCACTTCGCCCAGGCGGTCAACACGCCGCGGCGCATCGTGCGCGAGATCGAGTGCCGCCATATCGACCCGCGCATCCGCGCGCGGCTCGCGCATCGGATCACGTCGGAGGGCGAGCTATGAGCGAACGACACATCCGGGCAATGCTCGCCTACGCGTCGGACTTCTGCGCGAAGCGCTTCGCGAAGACGGGCGAGATCGCGCCCATGTGGCACGCCGTCACGTCGGGCGGCGAGCACCTGTACGAGCCGCACCCGCGCGCGAGCGACAAGGACACGGCGATGGCGTTGATCCGCGCGTGGTTCGAAATCCGCGACGTGGTTCGCTACGTGTACATGGGCGAAGCGTGGACGGTCGAGCGCGTGTTGACCGACGCCGAAGTCGCGGCCATGGACCGCGACGGAGTCGCGAGCAATCCCGACGCCATCGAAGTCGTGATGTTTCAGGCCGAAGATTCCGACTTCGGCATGTTGACCGCGCACCGCAAGATCATCCGGCCGCGCGGCGTCAAGGCGTATCTCGCGCCGCTGCAAATGCTCGACGAGCTACCGCACGTTCCGCGCGGGGCCGCGATACAATCCGAAGGCCGCATGGTCGGCCTCTTACCAGCACGGGGAACGAAGCAATGAAACCAGCCACCATGCAGCGTGCCGCCGCCTTCGGCGCGCGCTTCCTGCAAACCGCGGGCGAGGCTTCCGCCTACTCGCGCCAGCAAAAGAACGATCTCGACCTTGCCATCGCCATGCTGCGCGCCGCGCCGGACCTGATCCGGTACGCACCCGTGCTGTGCGGCGCCGCCGAAGCTGGCGACGGCTCCGACGAGACGCAAGCGACCTTGATGCGCGCCGCCGCCAAGCTGCGCGCGGCAATCGAGCGCGCCACCGACCGAAGCGAAGGGGAGAAGATATGAGGAAGCGCGATGCCATAGCGCTATCGCGTCGGCTCGCCGCGGCCTTGATCGAGATCGAGGCCGTGCGCGACGCCTTCGACAACGACGGCGAGCGCGCGCGCAGTTACGAGCACGTGCACGAGATCGCCGACAAGATCACCGACGCCATCACCGATCTCGAAGTCGCCGACGGCATGATCGGCGAGCACTTCAAGATCGAGGCGCCCACGGGAGGAAAGTCATGAAGCAAGCCATCACCAACCTGCACGCGACCGTGCAGCCGCATTCCGACCGCGTCGGGCTCGGCTGCAACCGCGGCACCGTGCGCTATCACGTTTGGGTCACGCGCGGGCGTCCGACGAAGATCGACGGCGACGCGCTCTACGCCAACCCGGCGAAGCATCTGCGCCGCGGCGAGCCCGGATACTTCGGGACACGCCAACTCGACGCGACGGCGGCGAAGAACCAGCCCGTCGTGCGCGCGATGCTCGACGAAGCGCCGCGCCTTATCGCCGAGGCCGATGCGCGTGAAGGCGAGCGCGAGAAGGAACGGCTCGCGAAGGTCGCCGCCGAGCGCGCCGCAAGTCATGCGGTCGATGTCGAGGCGGCGATGAAACTGATCGACGCCCATCTGACCGGCGACCGGCGCTTTCGGCTGGCGACCTGTACCGTCAACCGGGACGCGCTCGCCGAAGCCATCGCCGACGAATTCGCGCGCCAGAGGAATCGGCCATGACGACAAAACCGCCGACCACCCTTTCGTCGATCTTGGTGCCAAGGCTGCGCGCCTTGCTGCGCGACAAGCGGGCAAACCCGACCCAGGTCACGCGCGACGCGGGGCTGCAAAAGGGCGCGGTGCGCGCCATCCTCAACGGCGACGTGAAGAACCCGCGCACCGATACGCTCGACAAGATCGCGCGCACGCTCGGCACCGATGTCGGCTACCTTCTCGGCGAGCACGACAACGTAACCGTCCCGCCACGCGCGGCCGATCCCACGCACGACCAGCAACGCGCGGCCGATCTCGCGCGTGCCTACGGCATCCTCGCGCAACCGCTCGGCGACGCCGCGACCGTCATCGCCGACCTGATCGCCAAGACAAGGACGAAGCCATGAAGCGCAGAACGAAGGCCGACGAAGCGCTCGCCCTGATCGCGGGTAGCCGCGACGGCATCACCGAAGCCTTGCTCGGCGTGCACGGCATCAAGGGCGCCGTGCTCGACAAGCTCGTCGCCGCGCGGAAGGTGCGCGTCGAGGAAAGCGTGCTCGCCAAGCCCGCCGGGCTCAAGGTCCGGCGCTACCATGCGGTGACGCCATGAGCGACAACCTGCCGAAGCCGCCCGACGGCGGCCCCGTCGAGATCACGCCCGAACAGTTTGGCCGCGCGCTCGAAGCGCTCGGCTTGAGCGACACCGAAGCCGGGGATTTCTTCGGCGTCGGCTCGCGCGTCGTTCGCCGTTGGGTCGCGGGCGAAGACGAGACGAAGACGCCGCTCACTGGCATCGTGATCTTGCTCGCGCTCATGCTGCATCTGCGCATGAAGCCAGCCGAAGCGATGATGCTCGCCCGCGCAATCTTCCCGCAATCGGAGAAACGACCATGAAGCTCGCAACGCTGTTGCTGCCGCTCGCGCTATGCGCGCCCGCCGCTGCGCAAGACAACGACGTGCCGACCGAGTCGAAGCCGATCTATGCCGCCGCCGTGATCTTGAATGGCGGCGTTCACGGGTCGGGAAAATTCACTCGGGTCATCTCGCCCGACCGCGCGGCGTTCGGCTTGCGCGGCGACACGTGGACGGTGACCCGCAGCGAGAAGGGCAAGAGCAAGTGCACCTTCCAGGCCAACGCGGACGCGGACGTGAAGATGGCCGCGCTCGTGCGCTTCGACAAGTTGAGCGCGGAATACTCAATCAGCGGTCAGCAATTGACGGTGCGCGGGAAACGCACCGCCGAAACCTGGGACGGCTATCCGTACTGTTTCCAGAACGTGCTCGCGGCGCCGGGTCGCATGTATTGCCCGACCGTCGGCTATCAAGCGGTCATCGCCGACCCGAACGAAATGCAGCGCATCGTGCGCGCCTTCCAATTCATCCAGACTGTGCCGGGATGCGAGCCCGTGCGGCTCGGCTTCTAAAACGGAGAACGCGAACGATGACCAGCTTGAACACCGTTGACCTGCGCGAGCGCATCGCATTGTGCGACGCCTTCACGCCCGCCGAGCGCGACTTCCTTCTCGCGGCGATCACCAACGCCGCCGCGCATCCCTATCTCGTTTGGTCGCACGAGCACGGCGCATGGTGGGGGCCGAACGGCTACGGCTACACCAAGGGGCTCATGACCGCGGGCCGCTACTCGCGCGACGGCGCGCTCGACATCTGCCGCGGCGCGATCCCGACCGCCGGGCACATCGGCGCCATCGCCGAAATCCCGGTGCGCCTTGTGGACGTGCAAGCCTTCCTCAAGGATCAGCGCGTGCCGCGCGAGATCACCGAGCACGTGTACCGATGAAGGCGCCGCGTAAGCCCGAGACGGGCCGCGTGTGCGCGGTGTGCGGCAAGACCCGCAGCCCGAGCGGCGAGCGCGACACCTACGGCTTCCGCACGATCCTCGCGCGCAACGGCATCAAGGGCGACAAGGCGCATCGCGAATGCGTCGGGTCGCTGCGCCGCGCGCCCAGGTCACTAGGAGCACGCAATGCCCGGCCCGATGAAATTCCGTCTTGAGCCCGACGGCACCGCGATCCACGAGACGCGGAACGAGATCGAGCGCATCGAAGAAGTGTGGGCCTACGTCTCGAAGGACGAAGGCGGCGAAGGCATCTGTTCGGTGATCCTGCCGACGCTCGGCTCGACGCCGCTCGTGTACGCGCAGCCGCGCCTTCACGACATGATGCGCCAGCTTGCCACCGAGCTTGCGACCCGCACCGGCACGAAGGTCCGGCACGTGCGCTTCACCCGGCGCAAAGACCTGGGCGTCATCGACGGCGAAGCGTTGAGGCGCAAGCCATGAGCGACCGCCCCTTCTTTTATAAGCTCGTCGGCCACGAGCCGGTGCCGATCACGATCCAAGAATACTTTGCGTTTCAGGAAGCGATGGTGCTCGGCACCGCGTACCATCACGTCGCCTTCGATCAGGTCGGCGAGGTCACGGTCAGCACGATCTTCCTGGGGCTCGCCACCAACTTGTCAGGGCCGCCGCTCGTCTTCGAGACGATGATCCTGGGCGGCGCGCACGATCTCTATCAGCGGCGCACCGCGACCTGGGCGGAAGCCGAAGCCGAGCACGCCGTCGCGCTCCGCGTCGCCGGGCTCGCGCCTCCTACTGATTAGGAGATGGCGCAGGCGTTTCGTTACAACGCCGCGGCCTTTCCCCGCCCTTCGATCCGAAACGCATGAGCGCGCGCCCTATTGGCCTGGGGCTCGCGCGCCTTGCGTGTTTCCCCGCAAACTTCGCCGGTTTTCGCGCTTTAGCCTGGTTTTCGTCGTAGAAACGAAATGTATTTCAATGACTTACGCCTAGACGGGCGCCGGGCTCGGGCGTGACCCGCGCCAGGGCGCACCATCCGCAGGACCCGAGGCCGGGTAGGCGTACCCTGCAAAGGGGGTCGGCCGGTCAGGCGCCGCGCGTTCGCATCTCGTCGAGATCGACGACGCTTTCGTTTTGATCGGCCGCGGAAGTGCCGACGGGATTGCGTGGCATGGCGTCGTCGATCATCTGCGCGCTCGCTTCCATCATTGCCGCTTGAAGGCGTGCAGCGGTCGCCATGAGTCGAAGCGCGCTTGCGGTCACGTCGAGCGGTGCGCGTCGCATGTCGTCGAAGCGTGTGCGTGCGATGTTCATGAGGTACTTCCTTCGAAGGGGCGCGGCTCAACGTGATCGCGTTGCTTGCGCCATCATGTCCCCAAAACCTGTGCGGATCGTGTTGCGCATCACATACTCGAAGTCGTCGTAGAACGGCACGTCTGCGGGTTGGTGTGCGCTCGACTTGAACGAGTAGCGCATATGCAGGCGTCCACCTTCACCGACGAAGATGCCGCGTTGCGTGATGCGCAGCGCGCGCTTCGGTGTTGCGGCGATGATCGCGTGAGGTCGCTTCGACTTGGTGATGCCGTGCGATCCGTAGTCGCGCAGATCGCGCGCAGGCATTGCGAGTTGACCGTGCGCGGTCTTGGTCGCGCCTTTTGCGTGACCTTTGAGAATCGTCATGCTCGCGCTTTTGGCGGCGCGTGCGTCGTAGATCGCGACGCGCAGATTTTGCTTCGTCGAGTATTCGATGCGCAGCGATGCGGTGATGAAGCTCGTGTTGCGCGCCCTCACGTGCTGCGGCCACGTCGAGGTCACGAAGACCTGTCGGGCTTTCGTGGCTCCGTCGTTGAGCAAGCGCGACACGACGAAAGGCAATTGGCGCAGCACGCCGCCTTGGCGCGCGACCATCGCGTCGAATTCCTTCATGTCCATTTTGATGTTGAACATGATCGCGATCATTTAACAGCAAACCGGCGGCGCGCTCGATAGCTTGGCGTTTCATCCGACACCAAATTCGCCAGAGGCTATAGGCCGAGCGGATGCGGCCGGATCGCGCGCGAGCCCGAAGACGACGACGTGTGAGCTTGAGCGCAGGCGAGACGAGTCGCCAGTGATCGGCGCAAATCCATTCGGTGCCGGGCTTGATCGGATCGCGCTTGCGATCACCGCGCCAGTGCGAGCAATGCGGCACGACGCAACGAAGGCGACGCCGTGAGTGAGGCATCACGGCGTCGCGCGCGCATCGGAGGTTGGAAGATTGGGGATATAACCAAAGACTTTCAGGCCCGGCTATAGACCCTGATTTTTTCTCTATGCCCATGGGGTCCCATCCGTCAAGCCTTTTCGAGCGCGGCGCGCATCTCGTCGTCTTCGGCGCGCAAGCTCGGCGTCGCGAGTCCAAGCTGGATCGCCATCATGGTCAGCGACGCGGTGAATAGGAATCCGCGTGTTTTCTTGTCGATCACCATCGGCGCGGTCGCCTGGGCGAGCGTCTTGCGCTGCACGAGAACGCCGCGCGCGATGAACAGCCCGAGCGCTCCGAGATAGCCGAGCAACGCGGAATCGATTTGGCGCAGGCGTCGCGCCGCGAGCATCTGGCGGTCGGTGACGACGTTGCGGCCCGAGAAGTCGCTGGCGTGAAAGCCGCCTGCGGTCGGATCGATTGCGCCGATGTGTCCGATCTC